GATAATAAGAATGAACGCTATTATTTATATTTTAAGTTTTGAAACAACCGAAAGCAATCATTATGATTTTGAGTTTACCAATGAAATTGATATTGTAATGAAAACCACAAACTAACTATGGCCACAACTCCCTGCAATGAAAAATATTTACAGATGCTAAAGATGCAAGGTTTACGAACGGATAAACTTTACAATGAAACGGCAAGGAGTTTGGCAGTGGTTATGAAACGGCACAAAGTAAACCCAAATGTTACCGATGTTTGGAAAGGCGTCAACTCAGTAGTTGAAAAAGACGTGGACAAGGTGTTTAAAAAGTTTGCCAACGCAATGACCGCAAACATATCACAAGGCGTAAGCGAAGGATGGATGCTTTCAAACGTTTGTAATGATGTTATGGTAAATGATTACATTAACGGTATTGACATAAAAAAAGATGACCGCCTAAAACTATTCAGCAGAAATACCAAAGCCTTAGAAGCATTTACAAACCGAAAAGTGCAAGGAATGAATTTAAGTGATCGCGTTTGGAAAATATCCACCGACACAAAAGCGCAATTAGAGCAGGTTTTAAGCAGTGGCATCTTAGAGGGTAAAGCGTCACAAGCAATGACCACCGATTTGCGAAAGTTTTTAAAAGAACCCAACAAACTATTCAGGCGCGTAAGAGATGAAAAAGGAAATTTAAAACTATCAAAACCTGCAATGGATTACCATCCCGGACGTGGTGTTAATCGCAGTTCTTATAAAAACGCATTACGTTTGGCAAGAAATGAAGTTAATATTGCCTACCATACCGCCGACAATGTAAGAAGACAAGGTTTACCGTTTGTTTTAGGTTTTAAAGTGAATTTAAGCAACGCTCACAAAGTTTACGACATTTGCGATGAAATGACAGGCGAATANCCTAAAGAGTTCTTATTTACAGGCTGGCATACAAACTGTTTATGTTANACAACCTCGGTNAAACTTACCAAAGCGGAATTTATAGAACATTTAAACGGCAAGCCAATTACCAAACAAATAACNGACATACCAGACAAAGCAAAGAAATTTGTAAGTGATAATGCNGAAAAAATAAAAGGATTAAAATCACCGCCTTATTTTATTAAAGATAATTTTAAAGAAAAAGACGGATATTTATTAAATTTGAAATAAATTAATATTTAAAACAAAATAAAAATGGAATTAAGCGAAGAATTGGTAAGGAAAATATTTAAAGATAAAGAAATTATGTTTGGTGATTTTTGGGTTGATGATGATTTTGATAACATATATAAAGCGATTGAAGAAATAGTAAAACAATGCAATAAATAATAAATTATGGAAAGAGATTCAATGTTAAAACATTTTTTCAATTTAGATACAGCAATGTTAGAAAGTATCTTATCGTACAAGTATGATTTATTAAACGCGCCAAAAGGTAATATTAGTAAGGAAGAAATCCAAAAAATTAAAATTACATTAAATAAAACTGAAACAAAATAATCTATGGAAGCAAAAGCACTAAGGCAAAAAACAGACGAATTACAAAGTTCAATCAAACATTTAGTGGATAATTTTATAAGCGAAGTTGGAGTTTGTGAAATATCTATTTCAACAGAGAATCAATTTTATCATTTAACAGACGGAATTGGTCATTTTATTTCATCAAACGTAGAAGTTAATGTAACTGTTTAAACCAAAATAAATTATGATAGAAATAGCAATTATGGCATTATCATTTTCAGTCTGTTTTATTATTGGGCTTGCAATTGGTATAAAAATACTTAATAAAAGCAAAGATTTTACATTTGTGATAATAAACTCCGAAAACAACCTAATCAAAGATGGTAACGACATTGTATATTTTAAATCATTTTATTACGCTGAACGATTCAAAGCGGAAAATAAAATTGAAGGCAAAGTTTTTCAATTATTAAAAAAATAACCCAATAAAGCCTATGAAAGACCAAACTTTAAATTCACGCAAAGAAACAATTGAATTATACAAAAGTTTTGTAAAAGGTAACAAACGCCCTTTAAAGAATACCGAAAAAAGAGCACACTTCATTAATTGGTTTATCAATGAAAATTCAATACACGCATTAAGCACCTGCATAAAAGAATTAAGCGAGCACTATTTATTCATATCTTCTAAAACCATTGAGGATTCACTTTTTAACAATGCGACGCAATCATAAGCTGTTAGAATCAAGAACCAAATTTATAAAAGATTACTTCAAATTTCGCAAAGACGAAAACCCGCAAATCACCTTAAAAGAAATAGCCAACGAATTATCGGACTGGTTTATTTTCATTTCTACACGTTCCATTATGACCGCATATTACAGCGAGCCATAAAAACGATTTTAAGGCTGTTTTAAGGAATAAATGAAACTACCGAATACACACGCCTAAATATTATATTAAGCCCTTGTAAGTTATTAATTTTGACAGATAACAATGTCTAATTAACTTAAAACAACAATGGAGGAATTTATTAAAGCACTCTCACAAGCACTGATTAAGTCAGGGATACCAGAGGACTCAGAACAATTCAAACAAGCTGTAAATCCAGTAAACTTCGAGGGGCTAAAAGTGCAACTTGAAACAAAATTACCAACAACTTTTGACGAGGCTCTTAAACTGCCCGGATTCCAATCGACTTTCGATAAGAAAATCACAAACGCAATCCAGACAAACGAGAGCAATTTAAAAGAAAAGTTTGATTTCTTTGAAAAAGGCAAAGCGCCNCAANCGGAAACGCCGGAAGCAAAAAGAATGAGAGAATTAGAGGAAAGACTAAACGCNGCCGACCTTGAAAAAGCAACTCTTTTAAAACGTACAAGNGCCGAAAATCTTTTAAACGAAAAAAAGATACCTAAGCAATTGTTAAGACTGTTTGATTTTAACTCGGAGATTGAATTGGCAGAACAGGCCAATCAAATCGAAAGCACGTTTACCGAGATAAAACAAAACATCATTACACAAGGACTTGGATCAAAGCTCCCTTTCGGAACTGGAAATGATGGTAAAGTATCTGACAAAGATGCTGACGACATTGTGAGTAGAATGTAACAATAATTTAAAACCTTAAAAAAATGACAGTAGATTTAACTACCAATCAATCAATAGATTTCAGTAATGACTCTATTGTGATTGTAAAAAATTTAGAGACTATCCCAGGCGGAAAATCTTTGGATTTGACTGGTTTCGCTCCGCTTTATGTAAAAGCAGGACACGTTATCATAGTGGAGACCGCAAACGGCAATCATAAGCCATTGCCTGTAACCGACCTAATCCCGGCAGACCACACTTATGTAGGTGTATTGGTTGCAACGGTATTGGCATCAAGCCCTTTGGCTGCAATTATGGTGAGAGGAACAAGTTGATAAAGCAAGCAATGGAATATCCTGCTGATGCAACCGCAATCGCAGCCCTTCCATTAATCAGATTTGCATAATTTTAAAAAGAAAGAAAAATGGATACAAGTTTATTTACCGAATATGTAGCAAAGTGGTTTAGTAAAGTAATTACTTCAATCACCGAAAAAGTGAACGGAAAAGAGGGTGCAGAAACATACTTCTTTAAACAGTTTTTTGAAAAAAGACGAAACAACAGACCTTACTTGGAACTCTTTAGAATCTAACGGCTCAGTAGCTGCTGTTAGCGTGGTTTCAATGGATTCTGAATTGCCTTTACACAAAAGAGATGCCATTAAAAAAGCGTCTGGTTTGATTCCTAAATTGGGAGGTAAAATGGCATTGAATGAAAAACAATTATCTGACCTTAAAATCTTAGCATTAAAAGGAAACAAAGAAAGCGCGTTGGTAGTGAAATTATTTGCTGATGCACTTAAATTGGTTGCTGGGGTTTCTGAGCGATTAGAATATATGTTCTTGCAGGCGCTTTCAAGCGGTGTAACATCTATTGATGAAGGCAACGGTGTTGGAATCAGAATTGATTTTGGTATCCCCGCTGCCAATAAGTTTGAAACAAGCGGCGCTGTTTGGGCAACGGTTGCAACTTCAAAACCTTTGGATGACATTCAGGCAGTTTTGGACGGTGCGGACGTTAATGGCCACGTTATAACCAATATTTTTATGGATAGAGCGACTATCGCTTATTTCCGTAATTCAACCCAAGTAAAAGACCAATACGCTGCCTTTACAGGTGTGCAAGGTGCTGGAGTTTTAGTGCCTAACTTTAGTAAAGTTAACGAGTTCTTAAACGCTGAGTATGGTGTTCAAATAATCGAGGTTAACAAATCGGTTAAGATTGAAAAATCAGGCGTACAAACAAGCGTTAAACCTTGGACAGCCGGCGCGGTAACTTTCACAACCACCTTGGATTTAGGTTCATTGACATTTGGTGAATTGGCAGAAAAAACATCTCCAGTTTCTGGTGTGGCTTATGAAAGTGCCGATGATTATATTTTGGTTTCTAAATATCGTAAAAACGACCCATTACAAGAGGTTACAAGCGTACAAGCGCTGGTACTTCCGGTATTGCAAAACGTTGGAGCGCTTTATATTTTAGACACTACAACAGCAGCTTAATAGCATTAGCTTAAAACTTAAAAGAATTTAAAAGAGACTAACAATGATAAACCTTGAGGTGTTACAAAGTAGGCTGGCTTTCCAGTCATTAAGTGAGGAAATACTTAAGGAATCATTGGTCAGCCGTTCGCTTGACTGGGCGGCTGATTATGTTTCAGGTTCTTTGCAAGGGATTGAGTTGGCAACGGCGGATTTGTATGTACAAATAATTGCATCACCTAATTTTAGCGAAGGCTCATTGTCNATNACTTATGACAGGGCTGAATTAAAGAGTTTGGCAATTGCAATTTACACNAAATATGAAGACGCTAAATTAAATGATTTGACAATAACNGACTCTATTAAAGCGGTGGATTTATGGTAAGATACCCACATTTNGCNACAATNATTACAANCGTAACNNCGAAAGATGCAAANGGCGATGTTACAAGTACGCTTAAAAGTGAATTGTTTTTAGATGGAAGGTTTGAACCAAGCCTAAAAAACGCGTTGGATTATTCAGGGAAATTTTACTGTAAAAAGTTGGATTTTGAACCTTTCTTATTNGANGGGCAAACCTTAAAATTTAACGGCGTAACGTTTGGAATTGCACAATCATTNAATTATCAAACCCATTGNGAGATATGGCTAAAATAGGAATGTCGGCGCTGTTTAACAAAGCTCAGATTGCGAATGTNTTTAACCAGTTCATTGAACAAGTAGATCAAAAGGTATTGGAAACCTATCAGTTTGTTGGTGAAACATTTGTTGACAAAGCAAGAAGCAATGATACCTATAAAAACAGAACCAATAACTTAAGAAATTCAATAGGTTACATCATTTTAAAAGACGGTAAAATCTTAGACAAGAATTTCAAAACAAGTAGCGGTGCTGGAGTCGGTAAAAAACAAGGTGAAAGTTTCGCAAACAGTTTGGTTGAACAATATTCTAAAGGATGGGTTTTAATAGGTGTTGCGGGAATGGAATACGCGGCCTATGTTGAAAAAAAA